GTTTGCAGTAAGTACAATATTGCCATCATCTTTAACACTTTGTACAATACCAACAGTTGTACCTGTAGCATTGCCAATCCAGTACCCTGTGTTTAGTTGAGTTGTAAAGGTTGTGCTTGATCCAACTACTGCGTTTGAGTTAGTTGCGCAAGTAACAGTTCCTGTACCCGCAACGTTTGGATAACTTGCTATAACCTGTACAGGTGAACTGGTAGTCGCAATTCTGACCTTATCAGTCTGAATATTTGCGCTAGCATTTGCGCTTGAACTTGCTGTGTAAACATAACTTGCCATAGTATAATTCCTAAATCTTTATACTATTTATGTCAGATCGCAGATTACTTGATATCAAGTGGGCGCTTTTTTGTGGCAACAATAATATAGTATTTTTCCATCATTTTGATTTGTTTGCCGTTTGGATCTTTTAAATCTTTAGGCATACCAACTTCAAACTTAAAGTCTTCGCAAGTATCAATATTAAATCCAGTACGATCTAATAATGCTGCTAGTTGTTGAATTCCAAGAATACTATAGTGATTAGCATTAAACTCGTGTTTACGGTCACAGTCGGGCTGTGGAACTTCAATATAAATTTTATGATGTTGCTTTAATATGCGATTATATTCCATCAATGTAAAGATGGGATATGGGCTATGTTCTAATGTATGTCTACAGAAAATAAAGTCTACACTTTCATCATAATAGCCATCTTTTTGTGGAAGAAAACTAAAGTCATATTTTTTAATAGTATGCCCTTTATCTTCACAGATTTTATTATCAATTGGGCTTAACCCAACACCCGTTAAATTAGTGTATCCGCGACTTTTCATCTCATCTAAAAAGTAGCCTGGACCTGCACCCATATCAAGAATTGTAGCATCTTTGGGAAGGTTCAATGGATCAATATATTTTTTTACAACTTGTTTTGTAATATCTTGATGAAGTTGGCTGTCACCCTCGTCATAGATATGTGTGGCATAAAGCCATTCGTTATAGAATTTTAATTTGATTAGATCAAGTGTTTGGTTAATATCAACTAAATTTTGCATTGTAATCTCTCTGTTTGAGATTACTTATTCTTTTTTATTTTAGTCTTTTTATTTTTTGTACCATACCCTGGATGACCTTTTACAGGGCTTACTTTATGTACGTCATCTGCTTCGTGACTGCGCATATCATTGAGTTTTGTTATACGTCCAGCGCCGATCTTTTGAGCAGTTTTTTGTACCATTTCCATTTCAGCATCGCTGTATGCTCTTAGTAATGGATCGCCACCTGTAGCAGTTTTATCTTGAACTTCCATGTCAAAGTCGGGAGCACCTGCCATTGCTATACCAAAACGCCATTGCATATAAGGACTACCGCTTGTACGGTTCATACTAAGATCAGGCATACTTAATGCTCCGGGAATAGCATCCATTACGCCGTCAGCATATAAACTAGGGTCAGCGGCGTTATCGTGCAAACCTTCTCTTATAAATTCTCTTGCTCTCATATAGTTATTTATCGAAAAATAATTTTTATTAATAAGAGTTTAAAGCAATAACCCTTTATCTTTTAAACGTGGTATTAAAAATTGTTTTACATATAACTCATTAGATTCTGTTGACGGATGGGCGTTATCTTCATCAAATGTATAATTATTGTCTCTGACCCATTCGTATTGACCGCATGATTTGTTATATAATAACCAATTATCTAAATTTAACATGTCATAATAATGTTTAATACAACTATAAACATTTTTAGACAGTATTTTTGTTTGATGAAATTGTAAGTAAAGGTGCCTGTCGTTTACAAATGGGTTATTGGGATAATGAAAAATATCTGCAAACGTTAAATTTATACATTTTATTCTTTTTGCATCACAATAATTTTGTATTTGTATAAAATTTTCATAACTTTCAAGAAGCAATTGTTCTTTAGAATTAAACAAATACCAATCTTGAATACGTTTTAAAACTTTATCATTATCAAAAATTCCAGTTAAATTCCACGCGGGGTTTTCTAAAAACCCACTTTTTTCAAAAATTGTTTGCATATCATTAAAATTTTTATATTCATAATTAATTAATGCAATTTTACTTACAATTTCATCAAAATCAATAGTTTCATTTTTATTTAAATATACACCTTTTCTATCGATGCTTGACCACATGGGAATTACCAATATGTCTTTTGCATTTACATTATTTTTTAAAAGTTCTTCTGTTTGGTATATTAATGATCGACAAATCCAAGAATTACTGGCACCAATGGCTGCTCTGTTATAAACAGAAATGTTTGTTAATTTTTCTAAATGATATGGCCATTTGTAATAGTGTAAAGTTGGTATAGATACACCAAAACTACATCCCGAAGTAACTATATGTTTAATCATTGTTATATTTAGTTTTATTTAACAGATAATAAGTTTTTATACTGTTGAAATTTATCGTCACGATCTTGCGTACTAGCAGGCTTATCATGCGGATTGATTTTTTTAGTGACTGCTTGTGTATTACTAAAATCTTGTACATTTGGCTCTACGCGATCTTTAAAATATTGTACAGCAATTTTACTTGCTATATCAGGACGCTTTGCTAGTTCAGGATGATTTAACAAATCTATTTTTAATATTTTGCCCATGCGTTCATAGTTGCCACGACCTGTTAATTGTATAAATCCACGACCTTTATATCTTATTGCATCACTGGGATGCTTGTTACCTAATGCCTTGCGCATTGGTATATTGTTCCAATAACGATGCATTAAATATTTTTTATCACCTTGTTCTTCCATAGCAACAAAGTTTCCTGTTTCATGACTGGCTTGTGCTAACAATTGTGCTAGTTCGTGTCCTTTCATACCGGCTTGCTGCGCAGTTTTAGCAAGATAATTTTCTATCTGTGTTAATGGTCGCTGTGGTTTGGGCAATTGATGGCTTGCTTTATAACCTTGCGGTAAATTACTTGGTGACAGATTAGGAAGACCTGACAGTGCAGCCAAACCTAATGCTCCGGCAGCCACCTTTTTACGCCAGTCTTCTTCTAACTCTATATTTTCAAATTCATCTAATCTCATTTGATGCCTATTACCATACTGCGAATTAAGTCGCCGTCTTTGTCATGGCTTTTTACAGTGCCACTATATAGATATTTACTCAATGGATACATATTTTTCATACTATCTAAATCACTGGGGCATCCATTGCCTAATTCAATATTTTCTGTTTGAAACAAACATAGTTTGCCCTTAGGTATATTATTATACCAATCGGATCCTTCTATATTGTTGACGCTTGGATTTATAATACAATCATAATCTTTATAATCCATAGCATTACAATCATTGAGTATGTGTTTAACGCTAGGATTTAATTTTTGACTAATTTTTAAACAACCAGGTTCATTGTCAATTGCGGCTACTTTATCTACTACTTTAAATTTTTTAAGAGCATAGGGTAATATGCCATACCAACTGCCTAATACTATTGCGTGTTTAGGATGTGCTACATCTTTGAGTTTACGTGCCATCCAAATACGACTTAGTATTTGGTCGCGGCTCATGCTGCCTTCTAAATTATCAGGGCTAGCCTCATTTACATGTAACTCAAAAAGTCTCATTATGTGCCAAGTACTTGATTATTTTGAGTACCTAATCCATATGTTGGGTTTTGATTTAAAATCATTCCCAATGAAATGTTTGCGTTAGCGGGAATTAATTGATAGCCAATGATATGATAAAGCGTACCTGTGACAAACGGGTCAACGTTAAGATTTACATTACCTGAATCGTCTACAGTCATATCATAAGTTGTAAGTGGGCTGCCTATGAAGATAGTTCCCTGACCACTAAATTGTAGTGTAGTTAAATCATTTTGACTTAATACGGCATTGATTGTTATGCTTTGTGTGTTTGCCCCACTGTCAGTGCTGTTAATTTGAAATGTTGCTTGTGTGAAGTTATTTGCTGGCCAACTGAATATAGTTTGACTAGTATTTCCTGTAGTTACAGCATTGGCTAGATTATAACTGCCACCATTAAAAAGACTAGAAAAGTTGTTATTAATTTTCTCAAACGCAACTCGTAACGGATCACCTTGCCCGTCGTTTGGTGCTGAACCTACGTTAATAACTTGATATGTTTGTGTGGTCATGTTCTTTATCCTGTAACAGTATTTATGCTAAATACGCTTATGTTATTTTGGTTATTAAAATTTTTACCCGCACTATTAATCCATGGTTTCATGGGTCTTGCTGTAATAGCAGTACTTCTTAGTTTTATCCCGTTAATTCCCTATAAAATTGTATTGAAATGGGGTGGAATTGTTGCTGTTGCGCTTGGATTGTTCCTAGAAGGCGCATTATTAACCCAGCAAGCATGGGAAGCACAAGTAGAGGCACTACAGGAAAAAATCAAGATTAGCGAAGAAAAAGCAGCACAAATCAATACTGAAGTAGTAGAAAAACTTGTCACTCAAACACAAGTTGTACACGACAAGGGCGATCAAATTGTCAAGTATATTGATCGTGAAGTTACAAAAATTGACAATACTTGTGAGATTCCACCCATTGTTATTGCGGTACACAATGCGGCTGCTACAAATACTCCAATCGATGAGCAACCGTTAACACCAAATACACTAGTAGACACAGCAGGTCATAACGCAGCGGCGGAGCCAAAATGAAAAAACTAATCCCACTATTATTAATATTGTCAGGCTGTGCTACTGTTCCAGTAGAGCGTCATTTCCCTGAGGCTCCTGCTGAATTACAAGAACCTTGCGATAAGTTACAAACTATTGACACTCCACAAGTTAAGTTCAGTGATTTCTTAAAAGTTGTAACACACAACTATACTGAATATCATGTCTGTGCTGCCAAAGTTAAAGCATGGCAAGATTGGTATAAGTCTCAAAAAGACAACTTTGATTCTGTAAAGTAATCAACAACTCTTTCAGCAATAAACTCTACTTCACTATCTAATAGTTCAGGGTGTATAGGTAAACTTAATAACCCTCTACATAGCATTACACTTGTACTAATCATGTCAGGTTTTTTAAGATATCGTGCTACTTCTAAATTGCTTAATGGGTTTTTATAATGAATACGCACATCAATAGCATGACTACACAAATAATTATATAATTCATCACGCCATTCAGTATATATAACAAACTTCTGATCTGCGTGATCATTTTTATTACGACTTAGACAACGTATAGGTAAGTGTTCAAATCTATCAAGATAGTAATTACGAATCTTTCGTCTATGTTCTTGCCAATCATCTATATATCGTGTACGCACTAATATCTGCGCACAGTCTTGTTCACTCATACGACTATTGGTACCACTATGTGTATGTTCACCTTTAAAGTTACTACGATACTTTAGTGCGAAATTGGCTAGTCCATCGTCATTGGTTAATACTGCGCCGCCATTGCCACTACTTGGTAGATTTTTTGTAGGATCAAAACTAACTGCCATTGGAGTAGTATCTAAGTATATGTTTTTATGAATCAACCAATGTTGTGCGCCATCTAGTATTCTACGTTTATGTAATGCGCCAATTGTGTATATTGGACTTGCTCCATATAAACCCACATGTACTTCAAAGATATTATGTTTAGGTTTATTCCAATCAATATCTTCTTCAATTAATAAACCATTTTTATCTGTATCTACTATTTCACATTCAAAGCCGGCATTTAGAAAAGCATTTAGTGTTGCTACATATGTAATATTTGGTATACGTGCGATTGGCTTAAAGTCATAGGGATTTTTAAACATCTCATAGTGTGCTATACATTCTAATGCTTGTGTACCGCTGTGTAGTGTTACTGCGTAATTATAGCCTGTACGCATACATAACCAATTTTCAAATTGTTCTGTATAGTGTCCGTCCATGTATGTGCCACTAGATAATACACGATGTGTAGCGTCTAGTAGTTCTTTTGACAGGTTACGATATTGTCTATCTAGCCCAAAGTGTGGGATTTTGTATGAGCCATTCATGGTATTTTGTTAATCCTGTTTTCAAGTCAGTGTTTGGATTATATTTTAATTCAAGTACTGCTTTGACTATATTTAATGCGCCACGACTTGGGTATTGATTGTTCTTATCTTTAATAACAATATTGTTATTGTTGCCAACTAGTTCTCGTATTAGTTCAGCACATTCATATATGGTTGAGGCATTGCCGCCACTCATATTGTAAGTTTTGTTATTGCTAATATCAGTTGTACTTGCTGATACAATGCCATCAACTAAATCATCTACATAAGTAAAGTCAAGTTTTTCATCAACACCATTTACTATTAGGTCTTCACCATTAAGTGCTGATGTTAAAAATTTACTTACTACTCTGTCATTAACATCTAATGGTCCATACACAGCACTTGGTCTTATGATTGTATATTTTAAATCTGTGTTTTTACAGTAATCTTTAACTAGCCATTCACCAGACAATTTTAATATGCCATATGTACCAATTGGATTACACACACTGTCTTCTGATATATAATCGTCAAAGTCACCATAGACCATGCTGCTGCTTAAGTGTACAAATTTCTTAACACCAAACATCACACTGTATTCTAATAGATTAAGCAAGCCTTCAATCATTACACGACTGCCTAGTTGTGGATTAGTGTTTACTACTTTTTGTCTTGGGAAACTTGCTGTGTGTATTACAACATCAAAATTAGTATTGTCAAGTAGCATTTGTACGACTTTACGATTGGAAATGCTATTATAACTAATATGTGTTGTTTTAATTTTACTTTGACGTTGTTCTATTAAGTAATCTAATTCAGTTTCTGGGATAATGCCATAGTTGGTTTTTAAATCTAATATAACAACTTCATGTCCTAAACTTTCTAGTTTAGAAACAATATTGTGTCCTATAAATCCCAAACCACCAGTGACTAAGAATTTCATAAAATCCCATAGCTTTTAAGTAAACCTAAAAGATACAAACAACCAAATATTAAATTAGGATAAATCATAAATCTTTCACGCCATAGATTTCCTAATGTAACCCATAGTATAGCTGTTATTAGTCCACTCCATTTGTTGTATGGAACTAAGTCTGCGCTAGTAAGAAAAACTGTAAGTAAGCTAAATGAACTACCTGTCCATTTTACATACCAATCAATCTTTTGTCGTTTTAAAAAATTTATTATTCCCACTTTAACCTATACATCATATAATCAGTATCAGTAAACATAGCCTGTATAGCAATTTCATATCCCAAAAAATCTAGCCTAAGGTCTGTAAAAAATAC